CTCACACATAAAACTTCGACGAACCTAGTGGCATCGATAGCTTAGTTATTTCGGGCATGAAAACATGTAGAGGGTACGGGCTAGACCCGAGCCCACCAAAAGAGGTACGGCAGCCACACTGGGACTGTTTACATCTACAGAGGTTATGTGTTTCCTACTATACACCACTATTTATAATGACACCACGTAGATAGACTCATAAGCACAAAACATTCACATCTGCCACAACATCAGCTTTCCATATTAACGTATACGGTTGGCACGATGATTGGTGCGTAATGATGGAACATTATAATGCTCGTCACCGCCCATCACAACAAACTCCTTCTCCTCAGGAGTTACTGGCTCCTGCAACATCTTAAATGAAGCACGAGATCCAGATTCCAAACGAGCAAACATGTCCTCGAAACGTGCCAACTTCTCGTCCAGAGATTCCTTGGTTAACGTCAATGCTAAACCGGATGACATTTGCGTCACAAAGATGTCTGCCTGGCCCGCTGCTAAATTCGCTAAACCAGAAACGGTAAACGTATTAGCAGCTCCTGTCCCAGGAGCATTTACATCAAAGACAGCAATCAACACGGCTACAAAGCTTGCAACAGCACTGCTGGCAATCACAGTATTATCCCTCTCGTTAGTGACGAACACAATGTTCGTACCATTAGCGAAAGTGGGTACTGTAGTGACTGAACCAACAAATGCTGACGCTAGAAGAAATCGTCCAACAATTGGCACTGTAAACGTTGTTGCAGTGACCACAGTGGGCAATGTAGATCCAGCCGTTATACACTTGACTCCGGCGGTGGTACCAAAAGGGGTAGCTGCTGCTGCGGTAGCTGCTCCATTCTCAACTAAATGAAAACTAAGCAGGCCTGCCCCTAATGGGGTTGGTAATTTCGGCTTCAGAAATTTCACATTGTACGATACCCATAGTTCACCAATAACGGCAGCTGCCTGCATCCCTACTGTTGCAATCTGAAAATTGCCTAAATCGTAGAAACGCTGGTCAGCTCCAACTGGTATTGAACCTGAGCGCAAATACATGTTACTAAGAGCATTCAAACGCTTTGAACACTCAACGGGGTGTATCATTGAATCACAAGGTTTACACGATGTGGTGTACTGATAAGCCTCCATCTGTTGCTTACTCGTAAAATTACTATCGAGGGTATCATAGTTAGTTGACATGATAACCACTCCTAGAGCAGTATTAGTTGAATTAAGAGCAGAAGCGCTTGTGGATTTAAACTCAAGCACGAGTCCACGCAAGTCATACTGTTCAAAATTCGCGCCTAACGCACTGAGCCATGGAAAAGTCCCAAAAAGCCCAGGGTTTATGGCGAAAGCCTGCAAGGTAAAAGCTACAGACCCGGAAACATCCTGAAGAAATTC